GGATCAACTACATTTTTATAAGCACCTAAAATTTGTTCTTTGTATGTTTGAATTAAATCTGGTCTTTTTTTAAGTAACGCATAAACATCATCTATTCTCTGTATTTGACCAGCACCTTTTTTAAAAGTTTGTTTAAAAACATCTTCATCTGCAATAACTAATCTACCATTTTTAGTAGACATTAATTTAGCAATAACTCCTTTATAAAGATCTTTATTTTTTGCATAAGTTTTATCTAATTTTAAAAATTCTCTATACCAAACATCATCGACTCCTAAATCTGTTTTTAATTGATTTTTAATAGCACCTATTAATTTTGATACAGCTCCTTCAACAGGGGCTCCCTCTATAGGTATAATACCTTTTTGAATTTCCCTATCAAATCTTCTTAAGTCACTTAAAGTATTTTTAAGTTTATTAATACTTATTGTTTTACCTTTTGGTGCATTAAAAAAAGTTTCTATATTAGGATATTTTTTAAAAAGTGTATTTTTTTGTCTTTGGTTTAATTCTTTAACTGCTGCATTAATAATATTTGTGTTAACTTTTCTACCACCTCCTGCTGCAAATAAAGCTGTATATTTATCTGTAAAAGATTGTTCAAAGTCATCATATAAACTATCTATTACATTTCTAATTTGTGTGCCTGCTTCTTTTGTGCTGCCATCGGGTAACTTAATTACTGCATTAGTTAAATCATTTTCAGCTTTTTCTAATGCGTTTGTTAAAATTTTTTGTTTAGGTAATAGTCTTTCAGCTAATTTTTCTCTTATTTTTTTTCCTAACTCATCTGATAAAATATTATCTTTACCTGATAAACCTTTAAAATTATATTCTTTAGCCATTAAAGCCATATAAGTATCTAAAGCTTCCGCTTGTTTTTTGTTAAATGTATCAAAAATTCCTTTAACACCGTATTTAGGGTTTGATTCATAAGCACTTTGTAAAGCAAGTAATTCTCCATCATTACCTGCTTGACCTAAAGTAAATCTTAATTTTTTTTTAGTTCCTAATTCAACTAATCTATCATTTATTTTATTTACTAATTTAAAAGCATCTTCAGCATCACCTATTCTACCACCAAATTCTGCTGCATTTATTTTACCAAATCTTTTTAAATCTTTTACCATTCTATAAAGTTTTGGGACTGAGTATCCTGCTGCAGTAAGAGTTGAGTTTAAAATTGCCATGTCTTTTCCTTCATTTTCTAAATAATCTATAAAACCTTTTTCTGTTTTATTTATTCCATAAATAGAATGACCTATTGCTAATCTAGCTGTTTCAAAAGCAGCTGAAGATACTGCAGATGCAGCGATACCACTTCCTGGAAATATACCAGTTGCAGCAACTGTTGCAACAATTTCAGGAATTACAAAAACACCATAAGTTCCAAATTTAGCTACATCTCCTGCATCTAATCCATAAGCATTTAATAACTCATATTTTCCTGTATTAGGATTTAAAAATTCAAGTTCTTCAGTTTCTGTTCCCATTCTAATTGGAATATCTTCATTAAAATAATTATTTAAAACTTCTTTTGCAGCTATAGCTTTATTAACATCATCTCTAGCTAAAGCTTGTGCAAAACCAACTTCTGCAAGATTAACATCTGTTTCAGCATTAATGCCTCTCATTTCTGCTATTTCTTTTATATTATATTCTGTATCTGGAACATTTAATGTTACTATGTTAAAATTATCATAATATTCTTCCTTATCAAAAGGTTTTGGAGCAAACACATTAACAAAATCTTTAAAACGAACTCTACCAACAGTCTGTAGTTCATCATAAGCTTTATTAATCATATCATTATCATTAGAATCAGAGTCATCAATTGAAACTCTGTAAGTATCTAAGTTTGCATACTTACCTTCAGGATTAAAAGATTTATAAAAAGAATAATAATCTATATCTGCTTTCGAAGATATTTTTTTATATATAGATTTAGTTAACATTTCATCTGTAATAGGTTTTCCTATTTCAATAGATTTTTGTTCTAAAGCATCAGCATATTTTTGTCTGTATTCTTGAACATTATTAACTGAAAGTAATGACATAATATACTCCTAAAAAGTTAAACTATTTGGATCGATATCGTTATCAACCTCTAATCCTTTAAAATATTTATTATTATTTACCAAAGCATTATATTTAACAGGAATATCTTCATCAGCAATATTGTAAGCCATAACATAATTATCTAATGCTTCTGTAGTTGTAAATAAACCAACTCTTTTTAATCCTTCTAAGAAATTAAATTTATTTGAACTTTCACCTATTGATTGTAAAGCTAAATCAATATCAGTAATACTAAATCTACCACCTGGTTCTCTAGCTTTTGCTATAGCGTATGCTAAATTTATAATGTCTGCTTTTGCAGCTGTTGTTTCAGGAGCTTTTAAAAATCTTGTTAATCTTGAGTTTATAGAATCATCATTTAACAATTGTGTTACACGGTCTTCAATTCTATTATATCCTGTTTTAAATAATTTAGGATCTGCTTTCTTATCTTTGTTAATAAACTGATCTACAAATCCAGAAACTCCTGTAATAAATTGTACTGTATCTCCAGCAGCTCCTGTAAATGCACCTTTTTCATTAATATCGGATTCTAGTCTTCTAATAATTTTTGCAACCGAGTTTGCTGCTAACATTTGTTGATCAGCAATTTTTCTATTAGCTGTATCTATCTTCATATTTTCTGCTTTTAACATCATTGCAATATTACCTTCTACAGGTTGATATTTTTCTGGGTTTGCTAAAATTACACTTTCTCTTACAAAACTAGCATTTTCTTTAAATTCACCTGTAGTTTCATCAAATTCATATGCTCTTACAGTTCTATCTTTAGGTGGTACAGGAATATATCTTAATTGTTCTTGTCCTTTATCATCAATAAATTTAGAATTAAGTATATCTGATTGATTAACAAATACTGTACTCTTAGTTTGGCTATCATAAACTTTTACTGGTTTAGTTTTATCTGCTTCAGGTATTGGAACAAATCTCATTTCAGTAGGATTATCTTTTGACATTACAGTTTGAATGTCTCTTTCTGTTGCAAAAACCTCTTTTTTAAGATCATTATCATAAACTTTTTTACTTGTTTTAAATCCTTTTCCTGTTCTTGCTTCTTCTGCTATTTTAGATTTTTCAGCTATGTCTAACTTAGCTCCAGCTAATTTAAGACTTCTATCAAATGCTCTATTCTCAGCTTGTTCAGCAAATAACGCTTGAGCAGGTTTTTTAGCAGCTTCTGCTGCAGTAGATATGATACCACCACGTGGAGTAGCTGATGCTAGATTTAATCCAAAGTTAATTAAAAATTGTGATATATCAGGTTTAGTGTTTCTACCTTCAAAAGCTTTATATAGTTCTTCACTTGGCACAAACTTATCTTCTTTTTTTTCAGTTGGAAATAAAAGACTTAATAAATCTAAATTAAAATTATTATTAGATGGAGATGTTTTAACAGGGCCAGAAACATCTGCTATATTAGGTTTTACAAATCCAGCTTCATTATATTTTTGTCTTGGTTTATCAAGACCTGATGTGATACCAGTTCCTGCAGAACCTCCCATTTTAAACATAGGTCTTTTTAATACTCTGTTCATCCTTATACCTAACTAAATAATGGTCTAGGGTTAAATGCACCATAAATACCAGCAAGTGTTGAACCAACCCCTAATGCTGTTTGTAGTGGCGTAGGATTAGGAACGTTTGTTGTAGCTGTGCCTGTTCCTCTCATACCCCCCATAATACCGGTTGTAATATCTGCAAATCTATTTAACTCTTCTTGTGGTTGGAACGCAGCCATTCTTGTAGCTTCTCTTTGTGCATCAAGTTCAGCTTGTCTTTGAGCTTGGTTGATAGAACCTAATTGACCTAAACGTGTTACATCAGCACCCTGTAATGCTTGTTGTTGTGCTCCTAGTCCTGCTTGGAATGTACCTAATCCTTGTTGAGCTGTAGCCAAACCAAATCTATTTGCAATGTCTTGTTGTCTAGCAGCTTGTGCTTGACCAAAACCTTGTTGCAAGAGTCCTGCTTGTAATAATGCACGTTCTCTTCCAGCCCCTGTGCCAAACTCAGCGAGTTGCACTCCCGCTCGACCACTGCCGAGCGCACCCAATTTTGCTTGTTGATCTCTTATTCTTTGTTCTTGAATTTGTGAATTACGATCAAATTCTGCAAGAGACGCATCAATAACTTGTTGTTGATACGGAGACATAAATTGGGATACATCTTGTTGAAATGAAGTTGCTCCCAAAGGCACACCACCTATTGTTGTTGCTGCCCCTGTTGCTTGTTGTTGTGCAGATGTTAAAAAAGGTTGAAAAGAACCTATACCTTGTTGTGCTAAAGTTTGTGCTTGTGTTTGTAAAGCATCTTGACCTGCAACCTGTGGTGCAAGTCCAGCTAAATTTTGTTGTCTTGTAGTAAATGCTCTTGCTGCATCTTGTCTTGCCTTTAGACCTTCAGCAGTTTCACCAGCTTGTTGTGTTATACCAGCAATTCCTGTTGATACTACAGGGCTACCTTGTAAAGCTAAAGTTTGTTCTGCTAATCTTTTACCTATATCTTCAACAAAAGGTGCTGGTCTATTTATTACTGTTTCTGTTGCCATTATATGACTTCTCCTAGTCTTTGTGATGTTTGGAACATTTCTCTTGCGCCTTCTAAGCCTTGCGATTCTTCAGATATTTTACCTCCGGCTTCGAGGTTTTTCATCATGTTATACATAACTTCTGAGCCTTTGTCTACATCTCCTCTACCTGCATTTCTAACGGCATCAGCTGTAAATACAAATTCATTCTTAGATAATCTAGCTGGTACATCATCTGCTTTCTCCATACGTCCTATTGGTACAAATCCACCATCAGCTCTATAATCTTTTTCCATGCCACCCATATCTAATAATGGCATTACTTTTTTAGCTACAGGCTCTTTAGAACCTTCTGCGTAACCAATTCGTCCACCATTAGCTGCAAACTCTGTTCCTAATATTCTTCTACTTAAAGGAGCATTAGGATTTATCATAGCTTGTCTGTAATATTCTTCTAAATCAATTTCTTCGTCTTCTTCTTTTGGTGTTGTAAGACCAGCTAAAGCTGAAGTGGCTCCAATACCAAACAATGCTTTTTGAAAAGGTTTTAAATTGCTAAACTTTTCAAGAATACCACCACCAGTTCCTCTTGTAAAATATAACCCAGCTCCAAGTAATGCGGCTTTACCTAATGGAGATTTTGCAATTTTTTTAACTCCACGTGTTATTTTTTTTACAGCTTTTTTACCAGCTTTCACTACACCTCCAATAAACATCATTTGTCTTGCACCGTCCAAATTCATTAATCCCCCATCCATCGCATTAATTCTACCACCATTGGCTAATGCAATTATTTCTCCTTGATCAATTAGATCTGCAGGTACTTCTAATAATCCTTGATCAATTAAATCTGCGGGTACTTCTAATAACCCCTCATCAATTATAGCACCAGGAGCTATTCTTAATCCTTTGTCTTCTAAAATACCTTCATAATCATTTAAATTTTTTCTACCTATAAAATCTAATTTTGTTAAACCTTCTAAGTCATTTAAATTTACTCTACCAATTGTATCTTCTGGTTTTATAAAAGATGTTAAAGATATTTTTTCATCTTCAAAATCTTCTGGCACTTGACCCATTAAACCTAACTCATTAAATTTAGACATATCATATGTTGGTTGATTAAATGTTTTACCTAAACCAAATTTTTGTCCAAGACCTCTAATTAAATTTCCTAATAACCCACCACTTGTGATTAAACCTAATAATCCTCCTTGTCTATTTCTTAATGCAGCCCTTGCAAATCTATTGTTACGATCTTTAGCAAAAGCTCTAGCTGCCGCTATTTCAGATGGAGATATAACATTTCTACTATCAAAAAAACCAGGATTGACCCTTCTACCTGCACCTGCAAGAATAGCTGCAGATCTTAAATCTTTAGCTTCGTTTGGAGTAACTCCTGGTGGTAAACCTTTTGGTCCAAAAGCTGCATTAATTTCTGCTCTATCTCTAGCATTGCTACTACCTGTTTCAGCTGCACTCATTGCAGCACCAGAAGTAAAACCACCTTGAGCATCAAATGAGTCATAACTAGGTATACCTTTAGGTCCCTTATGTGGTGTACCTGGTTTTTCTTTCTTTAACATTTTAGCTTCATCAGCTGTAATGTAGGCTAGTTTAGTTGAAGGTGCATTTCCTCTAGCTTTAAATTCTTTTGGTACTGTTACAGATTCAGAGTTTTTTATATAATTCATAACTCCATCTTGCTCTACAGCTCCTGCGTTATTTAACATCTGTCTTGCTTGTTTAGTTCTATTTATGGCCATTGTATTATCTTATTTTGTTTCTCCAAATAAATCAAGACTAGGCATAATAACTCTGACATCTTTTCTTATGTCAGATTCTGGTATATTCTTAGCTTTCCACTCAGAATCGTCCTTGTATACCTCGCCTGTCTTCATATTTGTTATTGTTGTTATAACTTCTTTTGGTTCTATTACTGGGATATCTTTCATTATGTTGTTATCTCCTTTTTAATATTTAAATAACTAACAGCTACATCAAACGAATCTGTGTTGCTTGATAGTACGGTTAGGGTATTACCACCCTCAACCACTAAGGGTTGAGTGAGTAATTCTGTTGTAACATTTGCTGTTAAAGCTGCTGACTTTATAGCCGTAATACTGTTGTTTGTAACTGTGACTGTTGGTGTGCCAGCTGATGTGACTAGTATAGACTTAATAACATAAGTTTCACTGACTAATGGATTACCTGTACCAAAAGGATTTATAACACTTCCTGATGTGCTATTATCTGTACCTACAAATTTATATTGATTAGCCATTAATTTACAAAAAAGTTAAACGCTTCAATCTCATCCTTTAATTCTTCTTGAAACGTTGAGTTTAATTTTTCTACAATTGCATCAAGATCTCTTACTTGAGCTTCTGCAGTCTGTACATCATATTCGTTTGATGGTCTAGTTATTACCTGTACAATTTTTGCCATTATCTACGTCCATCTGGTTGTACATCTAATCTAAAAGTTCCTAACTTCCAACTTTGATTAGTTGTTGTATTTGCTATCTTTAATGCAACAGCTCTAGCTCTTGCACGTGTATCTACTTTTTTAGTAGAAGATGAAACTGTAAATGGACCTAAAGCAGAACTTGCTTGTGTATCATTTGGAAAATCTCTTAATAAAAATGTAACTTGTGTATTACCTGTTTGAGATACAAAATCAGGCACAAATCTTCTTATCTTCATTAGATATTCTCCGTCGCCTTTAAAAGTTGCCATACCTGTTGATTGTCCTGTTGATGTTGCTCTAGCTTGTGTAATATCAAAATCTCCTGATTCAATGCTTGCAACAATAGCTGTAGTTGCACCACCTTGAACTTGGTCTGTCCCTGTTTCGTGTTGATAGTATATTGTTCTACCTTCTGTGTTGCCTACAACATCAAAAGATGTATCTGTCCCTGCTTCGTATGATAAAGCGTGTGGATTACCAAATACTGCAGAATCTTCCCACATGGTTCTAGCTAGTGAGCCAACAGTCCATACTGGTCTTTGTGGCGATGAATCAAAATAATTATATGTAACTTGTCTATTAACTACTGATGATCCTGTTGTTGGATAGAACCAAGTAACTTCACCAAACAAATTATTTAATCCAGCAGACACCATCTGATTACCAGATTCTAAATTTATATTATCGTAAACAAAATCTTCTACTAAACAAGGTAATGATTCTAATTTACCAGCGTATCTAAAAAAACCATTTTCTGACATCCAATATGCAGCACCATCAACTTCAACACATGCATTTTGTCCAGTAAGTCCACAGTTAGTTCCAACTTGTGCAAAGGCAAAAGTAAATGGTTGACCAACAAAACGTTGTGTAAATAAGGCTGTATCAGTCCAAACATAAATTGCATCACGACCTCTGATTGCTCCTCTGATCTGTGATCCGTCGGCTAATCTCTGTGTACCAGCTGTATTGGTTGCAGTAGGTGTATATGTGTTTATATCTTCCTGATCTGAGAATCTTACAAACATATCATCTTGAGTTGATGTATCTCCAATAGTTGTTTCTGTACCAAAAAATACTAAGTGTCTATCAGGTGTAGATACTAACATATGTCTTGATGCTGTTGGTGCACCAGATATAATACTTGCTCTTGTAGTCTCTGCATTTGTTGCTGCAGAGTCCCATTCAAATACCGCACTATCGTGTATAAGACAAATAGCTTTATCACCAAAATTATCTAATGACCACATACCAGGTTCAAGAACTAAATCACCTGATGCTGCTTCACCCCACGCTACAAAGTTTGTTGTACTAGTTACAGTGGCTCCACCACTGTGGGCTGCAGCAGAAGTTCCTCTAACTTCTCTTGTTACACCTGTAAGTTCATTACCAGATATACCTGTATACGATATTTCTTCGTTATCTATTTTTATAAAATTTGTTCCTGAACTTGGAAACTGTGACACATCTCCTAATATAATACCTGTAGTTACAGCATCATTAATACCATTTGTTAATGTAGTTGTAGGTTCACCTGCTACCTCACCACCCCATGATCCAAGAGACCAACCAAAACCTTTTGCTTGTACAGCAGGTCCTACAGGATAATAATGTTGTACTCTTATACCACCCGATGTTGTTGCACCAGATCCAGATTCAACACCTGGCATCGTAATAGTAATAGTCGTACTTGTTGGTACAGTTGTTACCATAAATTTTTTATCATCAAAATCAGCTGAACCATAGTTAGAATTAGTTATTGTAGTAAAATTATCTAATAAAATTATATCCTGTTCACTTATATTATGAGGTGAGCTAAAAGTTATAGTAACAATGTTTGATCCGTTACTCGTGCTAAATGCATTTGAAAGCGTTGTTGTAGCTTTGATAGGATGTATATCATAAAACACACCACCTGAGTATGCGTATAAAATTCTGTTTGTACCAATAATTGCATATTTTCTAGCTTTACTATTTACAAAATGATGAAGTCCTCTACCTGCACCAGTTAATGCATCATCACCTAATTGTTTCCATCCACCTATTTTTTCTGGTGTACCATATCTAAAACGTACATTATCACAGTCAGTCCATTGACCCTCTGCTGTTGTAGGTGTTATCTGTTTATTGATTCCTGGTTGGAAACCTATTTTTTGTAGCATATAACCTCATTTTATTATGTATTCCGTATTGGTGGAACACCTAACATTGGCCTTCTGTCGAACCTGTTCTTTTCAGCAAAAGGACCATTTACATGGTTATAATGAAGAAAGACTTGTCCGCA